AGAAAAGCCGCAGGCGAAACAATTTCTAAAATTAATCCAATTTTTAAACAAGGCGAAGGAACGCTTGGTTATGCAGACTTTTTGGTAAAAGCAGGTGTTCTTGACCCAAACAGTAAAGTAACAAATCTTTTAAATACTAAAGTTGGTGAAGCGTTAGCATCGGGTTTAGGCTCTTCTTTAGCATCTAAACTATTTGATAGCGGTGGTGGATCTTCAGGATCGGTGAGCACACCATTTGGTGGTGTAGGTGACATATCAATAAATGCGATCCGACCAATTGAAGTGGCTGCGGGTGGCTACATTGATGGGCAATATTTTCCAAGGCGTAATGGCGGCATCATGCCATCTGAAGGTTCGGGGCAAAAAGATGACGTTCCTGCTATGCTTATGGCGGGTGAGTTTGTACTTACGAAAGATGCTGTAAAAGGTCTTGGCAATGGCGATTCAAATCGCGGTATTGAGAAAGCTTATTCAATGATGAACAAGTTAGAAGATAGGGCGGATAACTATGGCTGAAGAATTAGTAAACAGACAGGAACAAATTCAACGCCGCCCAGAGTATATTGAGCGTTTAGAAAAAGCTTTATTAGGTCAGATATTCGGAACTGAACAAGATGGGGCTTTAAAAGGCGGTATACTAGACGCTGACGCATATCCTAATTTATTTCGTGTAGCACCATATAGAATGGCAGGCCAAACGGGTCGTGATCCAGAAACAGGAGCGATCACAGGGCTTGGCTTAGAGACTTTTGCGACACAAGCTTTAATGCAAGATTCTAACAATGATGGTATTCCAGACTTTTTAGGGCGTTATAGTCCTTATTTTGAAACAGCGGGAAGCGCCGCAACTGGTGGCATTGAAGCATTAGGTCGTGGTCTTGGCACTGTCGGGGAAGCAAAAACATTCTTTGGCCCTGCCGCACAGTATGTTTCTGGTGGTCGTGGTATGTATGATCCATCACAGTATGTATCGCAATTCATGTCTCCTTATACTGATGAAGTTATTGATGAGACTGTTGCTGACATTGAGCGTCAAGGTAATGTGGCTCGTCAGAGAGCTTCTGCTGAAGCAGTTGGTCGTGGAGCATTTGGCGGTTCTCGCCAAGGCATTCAAGCCGCAGAAGTAGAACGTGCAATTCAAGATGCAAAATCAAAAGCAACAGCAGATTTACGCGCAAGAAATTATGACCAAGCTCTTGCTGCATCGCAGCAAGCTTATCAACAAGGAGCCACTAGAAATCTAGAAGCGGGTCGATTAATGGGTGGTCTTGGTCAATCTGTTGGTCAGCTTGGCTCACAGTTTGGTACGCTTGGCGGTCAATATGGGACTTTAGCAGGCACAACCGCAGATATTGGTCGTGTGTATTCAGCGTTACAGCCTGCGGATCTTGCGTTTATGACAGGCGTAGGCGAGGCAGAACGTGCATATCGTCAACAGATGATAGACACAGCAAGACAAGAGTATCAACGTCCAACAGAACAAGCATTGTTACCGTTTCAATTTGGCTATGGTGCGCTTACAGGCACACCTTCAGCGGATGTTTATTCACAAACTCAAGCAAGTTATGCGCCTCCTGCTAACCCATTCCTCTCTGGTCTTGGAGCTTACACAACGCTTCAGGGCATTAACCAACAATAAGAGGGCATAAGATGGCAGATCCACTCCGAAGCTATAAAAATCAAATGCTAAACTACGGAATTGGTAGGAATTTATTTGATAATAAGCCTGTTACAAGAGAGCAAATGGCAGAAGCTACTATCCCAGAGAGCACTAGCTTAATTGATGAAATTAAAAGACTTCAAATGGCAGGTGGTTTAAGTGGAAAAAACCAACCAATTAAAAATAAAGCTTTTGAATCTGGAATTGAAGCAGCAATTAAAAAAGTTTCAGAAGCGGGTGATGTAAAAAAGAGGGTTCCATCTGATTTTGTTCCATTTGACCCAACAACACTTCCTAATGTAAAAATATTTGAATCTACACCAGGTTCAGAAGGGCCAAAGTTAGTTCAAGATCTATCACCCCCAGGTTTAGGATCTAAATCATTTGCAGACGCAAAAGAAAATCTTAAAAAACAAAATCAAGAAGACTTCAGAAAAACAGAAGCTGCTCTCGTAGAGATGCAGGGTGGATTAAAATCACAACCGTTTGTAGGTCAAGGACAAGATAATAATCCAAATGCAGCGGGTGTAGAAGAAAAAGATCCTACTGTTCGTGCATTTATGGCAGGAATGGATGAGTTTATAAATGCTGCTAGGGGTGCCGCTCCAAATGTTCCATCTGTAAAAAGTATTGAAGATTATAAAAAAGTTTTTGCAGAAGCTACAGGTTTAGACATTAGCGGAAAGCCAGACAAAAGTTCGGCTTTAATGTCTCTTGGTCTTGCGCTTATGCAAAATCGAGCGGGAAGTGGTTTCAACGTAGGAAATATATTAAGAGCAGTTGGTCAGGCGGGTGAAGTTGCTCTTCCTAAACTTGAAGCAGCTAAGAAAGAAGCTAAAGCTAGTGCTGCCGCTGCGGGTAAGTTTGCGTTAGAAATGAGATCTGCGGATCAAGCAAAAGCAACTGCTGCACAAGAAAAGGCTATGGAGCGTGAGGATTATTTTATTATTCCTAATCAGGGTGGTGGTATGTCTGGTGACATAGCAGGTATTTTATCAAATCAGGGTCGTTTAGAAAAACTAAGTAAATATGAATTAAACAGATTAATGAACGATAAAGAATTTTCTAGTAAATTTACTATTTTACCTGGGTCCACTTACGCAAATGTTCTTGAAGAAACGATGAAAACACCAGAAGCCAAAGAGCTTTACGATACAAAATCACCTAGAAAAATTGAGTTATTTGGTGAAGGTGCTAATGACATGTTTACAATTGAAACATGGAGAGCTTTGCCAAATTCTGGAAAAGAAAATATTCTCGTTGGTTCTGGAACAGATGCTTATAAAGCTCTCTCAGAAGCAGCCCGTGATGTAAACAGAGCTAAAGAAAAATTTATTACAGGTATGGGATTAGCCGAAGGTGTTAATATTTTTAGATTTGGTGTGGATAAACTAGATCAATTAGCTTCTACTTTAGGTTTTAATATGCGAGAAGGTTTACCCCCTACTCAACAGCTACGTTTTATCCTTGATAAATTGCAAGCTCAAAATGCTCCAGAAATTTTGGGGGAAGCAGGTAAAACGATATCTGACGCAGATCGTCAGCGTGTTGCACAAATAGTTGGAGATTTAAATGCAGGAAGCACGGCTGATGAAATTACATTTAAATTAAATGATTTGTTTAACGAAATTATTTTGAAAAAAGAAATGCAAATTATGGATGCTCTTGGCACTCTAGATAGATATACAGGTAGAAATGTTGCAAGTCTTGTTAACCCACAGGGCGAATTAAGTGCAGAAGATGAAGCTGAAAGAATAGCAGGATTAAAAGCTTTAGGGATTGATTTAGATGGATAACCAAAATCAATTAGCTTTGCTAAGAGGGCTTAAATCAGGTGCTTTAAATAAAAATCAACAATTAAAAGCTATAAGAGCTTTACAATCAAATGCACCAAATGAAGATGTAGCTGATCTTTTAGGCAGTTTGTCTTTTTCTACTTTAAGGTCGGGTAAAAGTTTAAAAAGTCTAGTTGATGAACGTTCTGGTCGTGACAGGGAAAACTTTGACTATACCACTGGCGGAGATGGCAGACTTCGTGCGCTTATGTCTTTTGGAGAAACCGAAGGGGATCGTGAAGCAATATTAAAGAGTCTTGTCGGTGAAGATGGATATGTTCGAGATAAAAGTGGACAACTTGCTTTAACTCCAGCAGGCCAAAAAATAAGAGGTATGGATACTAGCAACAAGAATATTGTCATCGAAGATCAAGGTTTTAGTTTTAGAGATTTTTCTGATTTTGCAGGAATTTTACCAGAAACCGTAGGGTCAATCGGTGGAGCAATATTAGGCGGTGGTCTTACTTTTGGTTTAGGCTCAATAGCGGGTGCAGGCGGCGGAGCCATGGTAGGCCAAGCATTGGAAGAAACTATTGAAAGCATACTAGGTGTTCAGACACAAGATTTAGGAGATGTTGCTAAAGACGTTTTAATTGAAGGCGCTATAGGTGCAGGTGGTGAAGTGTTAGGCGCTGCTGTAGTTATGGCAGGCAGAGGTACAATAGGTGCAGGAAAGGCTCTTGCAGGTCGCGCAACTGGCGCAACAGAAGCAGGGGAAGAGCTTGTACAAAAAAATATAGACATAGCAGAAAGAGCAATGTCTAAAGGATCTATTCCAAGTTTAGAAGCAATGGGTGCTAAACGATTAGGTTATTTTGAAAAGTTTCTTGAAAATGCAACAAAAAGCTCACAAAGAATTGATAACAATACAAATGTTGCACTAGCAGAAAAAAATAAAATACTTTCTACAATTAAAGACAATCCTGTAGATAATTTAGTAGATGATATAGAATGGTATGCACCTAGTAAATTCGCTTCTCTTTCTAGAGGTATAGATGAAGCAAATAAAACTTTTTTAAAAGAATTTGACAATAGTTTAAACATTTTAAGTAGAGCTATTGATGAAAATATAGATGTAAATACAGAAACTCTTAAAGGTATTACAAGATCAGCAGAATCCGTAAACAACATGGCTAAACAGGATTTTGAAGCAATAAATGATATTTTAAGAAATATTAACATTGAAACTCCAGTTTTTTACTCTGGTCAACAAGTTAACAGAACAGGTGGAGATTTAAGATTATTTAACACACAATCTTTAAATGAACCTCTTAGAGAATATATGCTTGAAATGAGAAACCTTGCTGATCCCGCTGCAATTGAAGCAGATGTTTTTCTAAAAGCGACACAAGGCGCAGCAAGTTTTAAAGATATGGCAAATTTAAGAAAATCCATAAATGATACTCTGTATTTTGGTGGTAAGGTTTCTACAAAAGCTTTTAATGTTTTGGAAGGTGTCCTAAAACAAATTGACACAATGATGGACTCAAAAACTCTTTTTGACGATTTAGTAGATGAGTCTGGAAGATCTCTTATAAAAGTATCTGAGCTTGGAACAGGAAAGGCAGGCGATATAAATCGTCAACTTCTTGGTGACGCATTTAATTTAAGAAAAAAAGCCATGAAAAATTATCGTGAGGGCATGAAAAAACTTGAAAAATTAAAAGAATTTTCAATTATAAACGGTGTAAGAGATTTAGTTTCTATAAATGGTGAGCTTCCGAGAGCAACTTCAGATAAGTTATTTCAAAAGGTCGTGCAAGCCAATTCACCTGAACGCCTTGATGCTGTCTTAAAGGCAGTAGATAAACCAAATCAAGTTCAAGATATGTTAGCTCGTAGTTATATTGACGATGCGTTAGAGAGAGCAGCATACAGTGAAATTGATCCTACATCATTTAGTGGAAAAAAGTTTGGCAAAAGAATTTTAGATCTTGGGACTACAGGCCCAAGATTGTTTGGCTCTGAATGGACTGATGTTAAGCGTTTAGCTGAAGGCATTAGCATGGCAGATGTTAAGGGAAGAATAAGTGCCGATCAAATAATGAGAGCGACTGAAGCGGGTGCGCCTACAAATGTAATAGAATCTCTCAACAATGTTTTGACCTTAGTAAAAGAAGAATCTGACTTTTTAAAATCATCTGTATTAAAAAATATAAAAGATGGTAAGAGTGTTGCTCAAGAAGATGTAATACAACTGTTAACAAACAAAAATCTAACTCCATCAGAAGCTCAAAGAATTTTAAAGTTTTTTGACCAAAACCCTCAAATTAAAGAAAATATGAGGGGCGCTGTAATTATGGATATTTTAGACAACGTAGATGGAAAAATATTTAATAGCACTGCGAGTGCGGCCCAACTTGAAACAGTTTTAGATGGATACAAACAAGGAACTCTTAAAACTGTATTAGGAAAAGATACATATCAGGCTTTAAGAGAAATGGCTGAAGAATTAAAATTTTTAGGCGACACAACAAAAGAAGGCTCTATTGCGGCAGGTTCAATTTGGGCGCAGCTTTTTAAACATCCTGTGGCTACTCTAACTAGGCTTGGACAAATGAGGGCAATGACTAAGGCAATAAGCTCTCGAACAACTGCAAAAGCATATTTAACAGGACAAAAAGCAAAATTAGCTGCTAAACGTGCGGGTAGAGAACTAACAGAAGAAGAGTCTGTTCCAATGCTTGACGCTTTAAATAGAGCTATGGTTGAAGAGGGCGGCGTTGATGCCATGAAAGTTGGGCAAGGGGCAGGTCGTATAGCAAAAGGAGCTTTAACAGTTGGAGGTCAAGCGGGTCGTGCCAATGTCCAAACAGCACCAAGAGCCATTCGCCAACAATCTAGGCAAACCCCAACAAGTGTTCCAGTTGTAACTCCTCCCGCTGTTGATTTTAGTTCAATTCCTATTCCTCAAGGAACAGTGAGAAAAGCACCTACTAGACCACTAAGCCCAATAGAACAATTAAGACAAGACGCTATTAGAAAAGTTAATATTAGACAAAGAGCAAAAGAAAACCCAGCAGTTGCGGCAACACTGCTAGGCGGTCTTGGTAGCGCAGGTCTTCTTTAACTATCCACAACTGCGGATAAACCGCCAACAATTGCTGTAGCTCTTTTTCGTGTGCGATAAGGGGGTTGATTTGATTTTTTCAAATTCATTTTGTCATATGCTTCATCAACTAGAATCGCTAGTTGTGTTGAAATGTTTCGGCGTTCTACATGTGCCATATGCACAACCTTTTCGTAAGTATCTGTATTAACACCTATAGACTTGTATTTAGGTGATTTAGCCATTAGTATAACTCCCATAATGTACTTAAACTTAACATATAATCCCAAAACAAAAAGGTCAAGACCCAAGTACGGCAACAAGAAAACTGTGGTTGACGGAATAAAATTTGACTCTAAATGGGAATCACAACGTTATCTTTATCTGAAGTCTTTAGAAAAAGCAGATCGAGTAAGGAATTTAGAGCTACAGCCAAAGTTCATAATCTCTATAAACGGACAAAAGATCTGCACATACATAGCCGATTTTAAATATGACAGAGAAGATAAAGACGGTGTTTGGGAACATATTGTTGAAGATGCAAAAGGTGTGGAAACCCCTGAATTTAAACTAAAAAAGAAGCTTATGAAAGCTGTTCATAACATTGATATTTATCTTTCCAAAAAAAAATAGTTGACAGATATTCTTTTAATTCCTAAGTTTAGGGTTCTAGAATTTAAGGAATATTATTATGGACAGTACAAAACTGCTCAGTGAAAGAGATGAACTCAAAGAGCATATTAATGCGCTAAAGAGTGAACTCAAAGATCTTGAAGAGCAAATCAAAGACATTTTTTATACCCAGGCTCGTGATGCATTACGCGCAGACGGTAAAGATTTTGGCACCACACACATGATTGCAGGTAATCAAAAGCTCAAAGCTAAGATTACAAAAAAAGTTGTGTGGGACCAGGATGAATTAGGCAGTGTGTTGGAGGCAATGGCTCCAGAAGACGCACGGCACTATGGAAAGCTTACGCTTACAGTTGAAGAGCGTAAGTACACAACAGCACCACCCGCTATCAAATCGTTACTTGAACCTTGCCGTAGCGTTGAAGTTGGTGGATTTACAGTGGAAGTGGATAATTAATATGAGTTTACAAATTATATCTGCTGAACAACGTCTTGCAGAAAAGCGTGGTCACAAGATCGTGATTTGCGGTGCAAGCGGTGTTGGCAAAACAACCTTGGCTCGAACATTAGAGCCACACTCAACACTGTTTATGGATTTGGAAGCGGGGGATGCAGCGATTGAAGGATATGAGATTGATGTTATCCGCCCCAAAACATGGGCAGATTGTCGTGACTTTGCGTGTTACTTAGGAGGGCCAAACCCTTCTTTGGCAGAGGATCAACCATATAGTGAAGCGCATTATGATAATGTGTGTCAGTATTTTGGTGAACCAGAACAGACGATCAACAAGTATGAAACTCTGTTTATTGATTCTATTACGGTTGCCGGGCGATTGTGTTTTCAATGGTGTACGCAACAGCCCGATTCAAGATCGGATAGAACAGGAAAGCTTGATACTCGTGCAGCTTATGGTTTGCATGGGCGCGAAATGATGGGGTGGCTTACACAGCTACAACACATTCGCTCAAAGAACGTGGTCTTTGTTGGTATTTTAGATGAAGTAACCGATGATTATGGACGCAAGCAGTATGCGTTACAGATCGAAGGCTCTAAAACTGGCAGAGAACTACCAGGGATCGTGGATGAAGTGATTACGATGGCTGTTATGGCGGGAGACAACGGCCCATATCGTGCCTTCATCTGCGGTGCCTTGAACGAGTGGGGCTATCCTGCAAAGGATCGTTCTGGTAGGCTTGATACACTTGAAGAGCCACATCTTGGTAAATTATTAAATAAAATGAGTGTGGGCGCACCACAGGCGGAAAGACCGCTTGATTTTGTAGACCCAAACACTCAGCATTCTAGAGAAGGAGAAGTAGTAAATGCTTAATTTAAACAATGCAAACGTATCAGAAGCTCCACAGATGGAGCGCACATTAATCCCTGCAGGCACAGTATGCCGTGCGGTGATTTCAGTAAAACTTGGTGACATGGAGATTCCAGAGTTTGGAACGGGTCATTGGTTCAAGGCTTCACAGTCTTCTAAAGCAAAGTGGATGGAGCTAGAGTTTACAGTAATTGGCGGCGACCATGACAGACGTAAGTTCTGGGATCGCATCTTTGTTGATGGTGATAAGCTCGGCAACAGTGGTATTCCACAAGCTAAAGAGATTGGTTTATCAACGCTCAGAACAATCATTGAGAGCGCATTTAACATTGTTCCAACTGATGTTTCGCCCGAAGCACAAGCTCGTAGACAGATTCAAGGCGTAAATGACTTGAATGGTATGGAGATTTGCGCTAAGGTCGGCATCAAGAAAGGTACTAATGGTTATTCGGATCAGAATAAGTTGACCGCAGCCATTACGCCTAACCAAAAGGATTTTATCCCTTCTGGTCAAGTGCCAATGTCTCAGACACCTGCCGCAGCGCAGCAATTGGCGCAGCCACAGCAACAGGCACAGCCCGTAGCAAGTGGTGCAGTACCAAGTTGGGCTAACCGATAATCTAGCGGCACAGGTTTTACTTCACCTGCTAGACCACCGAAGGGGAGCGGTGGGCCAAACACTCCCCCTCTTTTCTAGACCAATGGAGTTCCCAACATGTTACTGCGCCCCTATCAGGAGGCCGCTGTTAGTGATGCGTGTAAAGCATTAGACAAACACGGTAATACAATTGTTGTAGCACCTACTGGAGCAGGCAAGACAATTATGCTTTCCGCGCTCGTAGGTGAACGC